CTGGTGTGGCTGTCCCCGCAGACCACAGTCATGCCCGGCAGCGTGGCCCGCGTGCCATCACGGCGGAACGTGCAGGTGCACTGGCCCGCCGCCTGCCACCCTTCGTGCAGCCGGTGCTGCTGTTCGTCAACGCCACGTGGAGTTCTCGGAGGGGTTGTAGATCATGAAGCCGCCCTCGTAGGTGTCGACGCGACCGAGATCTCGGTCCTTGCACATCTCTACGAAGCGACCACGTGCCGGCTTGATCTTGACCCATGCGAAGCCGCAGGGATACCAGACGCCAGGGTTGGCGTTGATCATCTGCTGAGCAGCGAGGGCGGCGGCTTCCTGCGCCTCTCTGAAGATGTCCAGCTCAGCTTGGAACCTGTATGCGTTCATGAAGCCATTATACAACAAGGGGAGCCAATGGCTCCCCTTAGATTGTAACAAGAAGGACTTGTTACACTGGAACGATGGTCCATGCGTCTGTCACGCGGTAGCGCATGTTGGCGAACCAGTCGTACGGCATCCAGCAGTAGCCGTCCTGGCCCCATGACGTGCCAAAGGAGTTACGGCAGAGCACCATGCCCTTTGCGTCGTCGAAGCCGCAGGCAACCATGGCGTGAGAGCCAATCCAACGGGTAACCGTTGACATTGGGGTCTGCACACCAGTGTAGCGCGTCGTGGTCATGAAGTTGTCAGGCACCATATGCGAGAACATCACTGGAAGTCCCTGCACCAGCGCAGCCTTCATGGCATCAAGCGTCGTGACTGATTGATAGGCCTTGATTCTTGAGCGCAGTGGTGCACCCATGTTGTAGGCAGTGGCGTCCGGCTTGACGGTGACGCGAGTGGTGCTGTACGGCCAGTACGTCTCGGAAGGTGCGCCGAACTGAGAGATGGCGCGCATAGCGTTGCGTGGTGTGCAGCCCGAATCGCGCGACTGAGTGCCAGTGTAGGTGCGTGCGTTGTAGTACACGAACAGGCGAGAGAGGTCGGATACACCAAGCGCAGCCTCTGCCATCGAGGTGGCGGCGTGTGCTACGCAGGCGTTGGTCGAACCTTGGTGTTCAACTGGACCAAACTTGTGGCGAAGATCTACTGAGGCCATCACTTTTCCTCCAGTTGGTGGTTGAAGATCTGGTCACGTTCGTCAACTGAATCAGGCAGCGCGCCCGAAAACGAGACTTGGACCTCGGTTTCCTGAGCCTTGGATCCGAACAGACCCTTCAGCCAGGCAATGAAAGCCTTCCACATAGTTTCTCCTCCTAAAAGCAAAAGATGGAGCCGAAGCTCCATCTATTTACAGTCCAATCGGCCTTGACGGCCGAGAACTTCAGGCCTTGACCTGAGGCTTCTTCCGGCGGATTGCCAGGAGGGCCAGACCGCCAGCGGCGAGTGCCAGGCTGCCAGGTTCCGGAACCTCATTGTCGCAGAACCCAGGGGTGTCGCATGGGTTGAAACCCGAGTCGATCTGCACCGTCAAGAAGTCCTGCTTGCCTGCCTTGCTGCCACCGTTGTTGAACGAGGAAAAGCCGACCAGCCAGTTGCCCTCTGCAACGTAGGAGTCCAGGCCAGCCATCATTTCCTCAGCGAGGTCACGAGCGCCGGTCACTGCGGTAGAGTAGAACTCACCAGCGCCCCAGCCGAGGAAGCCAGCCGACAGGTCACCGAAGTCGTTCTCGTCGTAGAGGATTTCCCAGATGGCCAGCTGCATGGCAGCCGAGTGCTTCGAATCGGCGGTACCGCCGGTCTGCGTGCCACCGTACTGCTCGATGTTCTGGACGAACAAGTTCGTCAGGCGAGTTTCCTGCGTGAACGTCAGGGCAGTGCTGAAAGCACCAACGGCTGGCGTGTTGAGCGTGTAGTCGCGAGCGACACCGAAGTTGCCGGTCGGAGCCATCAGTTCGATGCACCAGGCAAGAAAGTTCTGCCCACCAAAGCCGAAGCCGTCATCGAATGACACCTCCAAACCACCGACAGCGGCTGGAACGTTGGTCGTGTTGATGGTCATGGTGCCGGTCGGAGCCGTACCGTGTTCGTAACCCAGGATGGTCAGCGAGCCGGGAATGGCTGCGGCCGAGGCCCAGGTGGTTGCGGCGAAAAGTGCCGCGGCTGCAAGAATACGCTTCATGGAAAACCTTTCTGTATGGGTGTTGACGAACATGAAGATGTCGTGTTGCCATTATACGACTTCTTCGTTCCTCCTGTTATAGTGTTATCAGGTTGATGGCAACCACTATTTATGCGTCAGAAGTGTGGATTCTTCTCCTCATGGTAGCCCTTGACCATCCAGAAGCCACGACCCTGTTCACGCCAGCCGCCAGTCTCCTTCCACCGACGGAAGGTCTTGCCTGAATCGGTCTTGACGATCCAGGTGGGAGTGATCTTGACGATGGTGCCCACGGGGTAGGAGTCACCATTGAAGGAGCGGGAGACGAAGTCGCCGATCTGCGGGGCCTCGATGACGCGGTAGCGGGGCGAAACTCCTTCACCTTCGTCCACGCCGAGGTGGATCTTGCCCGTCATGGCCGTCAGGTACTTGGCCATCGCGTCGGCCTGTTCACGCGCCTCGAAGTCACGAGAGGAGATCCAGCCGTTCTTGCCGTCCCTGGAATGGATCTCTCCGGCTGCGCTCGGGTACTTGTCCGAGATCTCAGTTGGCAGGCCGTTTTTCAGGAGGATGTAGAACATGGTGGCTCCTAAGGGTGATGGGCCTATTATACATCAACCCATCAGGATGTACACTCGAGAAGTGTAACGGTTACACTCTTCGCTTCTTCCACCCGTAGCCCTCACCGTTGGGTAGGAGGCCGTCTTGAACGCTGTCCACACCGGGCTTCCCGACGCTGTCAGGATTCTCGGAAGACAGGCTCACGTGGGAAACTCCAGGCTCGTTCCGCTGGCGCTGACAGAAGGCAAGCGCCTCTACGAGTTCGAGGTCCTTGAAGGTGAGGTGTTTGGCTCCGTCCTGAAGCCAGAAAACTACTATGCTCATTCAACCATAGTAACCAATACGAGATGTTCTGTATACCTGAAAATTCAGGTTAGAAGTCTCGTGTTACTGTCATCGTGTTGTTTGAATGCGTAGCTACAATGTTTTGACCAAGGCTGTCAGTAGCGATCTGGAGCGTAAGCGTTCTTGTGTTGGTTGAGTAAGTCGTAGTAGTAAGTGACCACTGTCTGTTTACGTTCAACTGCAACCACGTGTTCAGAGTTCCTGAAAATGCGCCACCTGATCCTGTCAGTGTGGCTCGCACCCAGTAGTTTCCACCGATAGTCGGTGTTGTCGGGTTGTACCAGTTGTAACTGCTGTCGGTAAAAACTGGACCACCATCGCCGAGCCCTGTGCCATCTGAAAACAGCGTGATGACAACAACAGGAACTTCAGGGACAACCCTATGGTCAGCACAGCTCCAAACGCCAGTTGTTGTGCTTGCGGCAGGACCAGTCACCACTTCACTGGTGCCTCTGAACATGCCTATGCGAATGAGGCCAGAGGTAGATATTGGTGTGCCATCAACAGGTGAGGTTGCTGTTCCGATTGGAACGTTTGCACCACCACGATAGTACTCGCTGATGGAAATCGGGTTTGATCCACCAAACTCGGTTTAAATGGAACTAAACGTAACGTTTGTGGTTGGGACAGTCATCTGCGTCCTCCTGAGCTTTCAGCTATTTATGCCAGCATCAGCCGACACTGAATGGAACTGGCTCATCACCAAAGCTGTCACTGGGATCTACCGGCTCGACATACTCGTTCACACGAGTAAAGGCCTCATCGTTCCACTCAGACAGGCGCTTCAGCAAGCGCACGATACCGACTGTTGCCATCACCAGGTCGCTGGTGGCGCCGGCCTTGTGATCATATGAACCGCCCTTCGCCACGAAGTTCTTCAGCTCGAACAGCAGGTGCTCGGAGTTGATCTGCATTCCGTTCTCTGTCTTCTCCACAAGCTGCTTGAGCTGCAGGCATGAGACGATCTTGTTCTTGCCTGACGTGAAGACGCCCAGCTTTCCTGGCACGTCGCAGTAGAGCTCAGCATGCTCGGGCTGCTTCTCATCGTTCTGGTAGAGAGCTGCGATGGCTTCACCGATACCATTGCGCTCAAACGTCCAGAGCACCTCGGCTCGTCCTCTTCCGCCATGCTCACTTAGCTTGAGGATGATCCACTTCAGCTTCGCGTACAGCAGTGGGATGTTGACGTCGTTGGTGCGGTACTCAGCCACCTGGTTGAGTGATGGAAACTCAAACACCTCAATCGCTGAGAAGTCATTTCCGTTTCCTGTTGCCGGGTCCAGCGATACCAGGTATGTCTTACCAACCCCTCCAAGCTCCTCCTCCGGCACCCAGAACTTGAAGCCCATGTCCTCATGGTGAACCATCTTCGGTGCAATCTGCTGCAGCTTCAGTGAGCTGATGAGCAGGGCATCAGATGAGAGGAACTCGCAGCCTACTTCCTGACGTGTCTTCAGCAGTCCGAGCTGACCGACCATCAGGTCCCAGTAGCTGTCGTCGCGCTCTGGGTGCTCGCGCCAGTGGACCTGGAATGGCGTGTAGCCGTTCTGTCCAGTCATGGCACCACGCCACAGCTGCGCAAAGAGCTCGGTGTCTCCGTTCGGTGTCGAGCTGATGATGGCTGAACCACCTGTCGAAAGCGTTGGGGACAGAGATGCCCACATCTCTTCCTGAATGCGCGGTGAGATGAACGCCAGCTCGTCGAGGTAGATCTTGGTGATGGCAAGACCACGACCTGTCTTTTCGGTGGTTGCCTCGGAAACGATGCGGCTGCCGTTGTCAAACTCCACGTTGTGTCGGTTGTAGTACTTCAGACCGCACTTGATCCAGTTAGGAAGCTCCTCATACGCGAAGCGAATACGCGCGGCGATCTCAAGGGCGTGGCTCTGATTCTTCGAGGCAATCAGCAGCAGCGAATCCGGATTGAACATGGCGTACCACAGCAGGTACATGGCGGCGGTGAGCGTCTTTCCACACTGACGTGGCTGGACTGTGATGACGAAGCGATTCTCGTGCATCGTTTTCACGAACCGCTCCTGGTACTCATACATCTCAAACTTCACTGTGCCGCGCACCGGGTGCTGGACCTTGATGTAGTTGCGCATGAAGTAGATCGGATCCTTAGCGCACTTCGCCAGCTCCATGATCATCTGAGGTGTGTACTCATCCTGTGAGTACGCGCGCTTTAGCTGCGGGTTCTTCATCCTTCTACTTCTCCTTGAAACAGGAAGTCCTGTAGTAGCTTCACCGTCTTCTCATGCAGCAGCACCTCGAAGTGGTTGGCCTTTACCTCCACCTTCTTACCAAAGCCCAAAGCTTTCTGACTAGCAACAGTAACAATACTGTCATTCGGTTCAGGGGTTGTTGGCAGAGAGCCGCCAGTTGAAATGATATTGAGTGTGGGCACCTGTAGCTTCAGCTGCGAAATCAACTCAATCTTTGCCGAGTTTGGAGTGATGTCGTGCATCACCTTCGGATGCCCAGGTAACCAGCGAAGGGCGAGCGCGGCTCTTGACCCGCCAAATGGCGTCGAGATGGCACACACTCGCTCTATTTTATCAATGTGCTCGGCGGCAGTAAGCACCGCCATGATGCCTCCAAGCGAGTGTCCGACTATGCTGAACTTTTCTTTTGGCAGCTGCTTAGCGATGTCAGCCAGCGAGGCTTCAATGTGCTGATGGCTCTTGTAGTTGATTGACAGCGCATCATGGTCAGGTAGCATTCCACTGATGTAGTTGAACGACCTTGCACTGCTGTTGAAGCCGTGAATATAAACGATCTGCATCTGTTTTCTCCTAGATGCAGTATTTACATCTCGCCGGAGGTCAACCTTCGATTTGTTTGTGCGCTTCTTCAGCCATCTCAAGAATGTACGCAGCTGCCTCGGAAGTCTTCTTGACTGGGAAGTTCTTTTCAACAAGTCCCGAATCAGGCAGCGTCGCATGAACTGACATCAGACCCCCGCGCAGTGTGAAAGCAGAAACCGTTGCTATCTTATTAGGGTCGATGATATCTGTGAACTCGAGCATGATGTGCTTGTAGCCACCCCTGTTTCCACTTGATGGGCTCGTCCAGATCTCAGTCTCTGGAAACTTCCTGACAAGCTTTCGGTAGATGAAGTCCATCGCGAAGTTCATTACCTCACGGTCCTCATCATCTCCCATCTTCTCAAGAAGCTCACTCACCTTCATATCTCGATTCCTTTCCCGTCCTTCTTTGACAGGATCCACTCACCCTGCTCGTTCTTCTTGAGCTGCAGCTCTTCATCATCTTCTGGGTTAAGCTCAAACCACTCCTCTGGACCATTGAAGTAGATACGAGTCACCTCGCTGCCATCAGGTAGCTCATTGAGCTCGACGTCGGTGATCTCATACGCAATATCATACCTGAAGGGCTTTTCAATAGCTCTACCAGCCTTGACATCCCAGGTCATGTGCTGCTTGAAAAGCACGTTAGCACCCTTGTTCACGAGCTTGTGAAGCAAGATGCCAATCATCGGGTGCTGGCTTTTCGTGGTAATTTCAAGAAGCTTCATCGCGGGTTGTGCCCCCATACCTTGAGCGAAAGCAGCTTGCGGGTAGGTTGACCGTTCTCATCATACAACGCACCAGGATTTCCCTTCATGCGGCTGATGAAGCTTACCTGCTTTCCAGCCCAGCGCCACATCTCAGGCGTCCAGTCCTTCACAGGTGTCTGCTTCATGCGCATGATCCACTTGGCTGACTGACGACCAGTGCTGATGCCCATCTTTGCAGCCACGTTCTGCTTCATGCCTGGATGCTTCTTTGGGTCCTTCTTGGCGAGCTCAAGCTGTCGGTCCAGCCAGTTGTCGAGGCTCTTGGC